ATGGAGAAAAATAATCGGACATTAAAAGTGTATGGAATGAGCGGACAACGGTACAATGATACACCTACCATTATGATGAAAGGAAAATGGTTAGAGAAATTTGGCTTTAAGGTAGGGCAGAAATATAATGTTGATTGTCAAAATGGTAAGCTCATAATTACTATAGAAAATATATAAAAATATAAGGCTCCGTAAATTTTAAAGCGGAGCCTTTATACTACTCATCATCAGATGTATCATCTTCCTGTGGTTCATATTCCATCAAATCTTCAGCCTTATTTTTCCTTGGAGTCTTTTTAGCATATAGTTTATCCCAAGTGAGATGGACTTTGGAGCGTTTATTATAAAAAATAAGAATAGCTTCAGCATAACCAAGAGAGCCGACACGTCTGTCTTTGGCGGTTTGACTTAGGGTTTTGATGGATACTCTGCCAAGCCTTTCTTTAAAAATGGTATCCTTTATTTGGTCTCCATAAGCCGCTACAAGCCTTGATACGCCATTTAGCATATTGGCACTAAGTGAATTAGGTTCTCCCTCCCAAGTGCCTATTATGAGCCTTAGGACATGGTCTAAGACATGAAAGCCATGTTTATCATATATAGTTTCTAAAGTGGAAATAGCACAGATGCCACCGGGTATTTTAGCGGATGATAGAGTAAGGTTATAGGATTCGACTAAATCTTGAATAATAAGGTGTTTATCACTTCCTGCCTCTATACTTGCCATAAAAGTTTCATAGGGCAGTAGGGGCTTTACATATTTCATTTGATTTGCAAAGATATCAGCTTCTTCGGTATATTCCAGCTCATCATATATCATGCACCATACAGGAGTTTCTCTAGAACCTGAAACGAGAGCAATAATCTCTATGGTATGCTGACCATTAAATACATAATTTATTCCATCTCTACGACTTACTTTTACAGGGTTCACTTGGTATAAATCAAAGTTAGCGGCTGCCCTTTGAACATGCCTTGTGGATAGATTTCTTTGATAATTTTGGTTAGAAACCAGGTTTTTTATTGGAATCTGCTCGAAGTGAACATTCGGAACATAATTCAGTAGGTCTTCCATTTGTAATATCCTCCTTTATAATATCTTCTAATTCCTTTATCGATAATTTAAGTAGTCTAAGCTGGTATAATACTTTTTCTTTAGCACTTTTAGATGCCTTTGAAAAATCTGTATTAAGCCTTGCTCGGTCAATAATACTTCTCCAAGAAGGGGAAGTGAATGAAACACTTGATAGATTTGCATCAGGATCATACGCAGGCATTTGCTTTATTGCAGCAAGCTTTGATGGTTCCTGTTTTCTTCTACGAGATTCTGGTTTTTCCGGATAGGTATATTTCCACTGTAGAGACTGCCTTATAACAGAATAATTTATGTGCGTGATGCTATTTTCTGTAATAAATTGAGTTAGGCTTTTTACTTCATGAGCAGGAAGTCTATCAAGTTCCACCATATTTTCATGGGAGACTTTTATTTTCCCAGACAGTATATTCTCTGCTAATGTAGTATCTTTATCTCTTAGGTTATTTATTATCTTAGTATAGGTTTCATATTTTTGAACGGTGCCATGTGCTATATGAAATGTATATCCAACTTGATGAGCTATTTCTTGTTTGTTACACGCTTTTGGAGGAACAAATGGGTGGCTTTTGCTATCTTTCATAGCATTTGATCGTACATAGAGATTTGCATTTTTTTCTACTTCCGCTTGGTAGGCTCTACCTATTAAGTATTTACGCCTTTCCCTTGTAAGGTCATCTCGTTTAAGCTGTTCACAGCATATCTGATAATATATTTCTGCACGTGTCGATAATTTGGCTTGTCTGATTGTAAAGGGAATATCCCAAATGCTGCAAATATCATATCTTTTATGGCCATCTACTATGATTCCACGCCATACGATAATGGGAGATAAGCAGCCATCATTTACAATGCTTTCTTCAAGTTTTTCATATTCAGTTTCTGAAGAAGGTTGAATCAGGAACATAATTTCTTTATCTTTTTCTAGTTTGGGTGTTTTCCATTCAATATTATTCATATGATGATATTTCCTCCGTTGGTATGGAATCTTCGATAGAAAACTGCACTAAAGATTCATCTGCATTATATTCACCATATATACGATATGAAGAATTTGTTTGCCAAGCATTGTCTATACCATTTAAAAGTAGAATAAGGTTTCTACAACCAAATTCCACACAGTTTCCATCACTTAATTGGTTACTTCGTATCCTTAAAGCAGATTTATCCTTAGAGGATGTCTTTTTTATGGCCAGCAATTTATCTATGGGATTTACAAGAAGATTTATAAAAGCAGGATCACCAATCATATGAAGAGTGGCCTTGTGTATCCTGATTCTGTTTTTCTTCAAATCTATACATATAACGGGCTTTTGATTTTCATAAGCATTCATGCTATACCTCGCTTTCTGATTGGGATTCATTACTAGGTTCAAGTATTCCAAATACGGCAACACCATCAAATATATTTACTTGCAAATTCTTTTTATGTTCTTCGACTGTAACACCGAACTGGTTTTGCCAGTTTGAAGGGTAGGAAGGTGTTCTTGAAATGACGGATTTACCATCACTTCTTACTTTTGGCTTATATATTTCAGGATTATTTAAATCAAAGATAAAAAGATACTCATCATTTGATTTCATTAGTTTTCCAAGTAGCTTATATCTGTTGTCAGGATTCCAACCCATCAGCTCTATAACTTTGGCATAGAAGATTCTGCAGGTTATTTGCTTGGGATTTTTCTTTTCTCCGGAAGAACACCATTTCACAGAGTCTTTTTCTTCTTCAAGACATGGTCTTACAGCCAGTTTCTTTTCTGCAGAGTTAACAAGAATCTGAACATACTCTATATCGGGTAATTTGCGGATACATGCTTTATTTACAGAAACCTTGCTTTTATTTAGGGTAAATGACGGTTCAAAGACATGAGAAAAAAATTCTCCACGTACTACTTGAAATCCATCATAGTTGAAAGACTCAGTCTCGGTTACTTCTATTTCCGGAAGTCTTTTTTTATTGTCGATATTTTTCAAAAATTTTTGTTCAAGCATCAGTATCAACCTCCATTTCACTTATGATATTTTTGATTTCCTTATCTAAGGTATTTCTGTCCGTTACCTTTAGTTCGGGTTCTTTATATGGCAAACCTTCTGTAGTAACATCCCATTCGGATAAAGCATCTTCTTCGATTTCCTTTTCCTTTGCATGGCTATAGTATTTTTTGCCGAAACCTTCGCTCCAGTCAGCAGGATAGGCAAGTACTTTCTGCCCTGTACCGGATGTAAAAGGTTTCATGGAGGTTTTCTTTGATGGAGTTACGAAAGAACTTGGCATTATTATTTCCGTGTCTTTTAGGTCAAAAAGTAGAACTTTCTCATTCTTTTTTTCATGAAGTATGCCAAGCATTTTATATTTACATTTTGTTTTCCAGTTTAACAGTCTAAATATGGTAGGGAGAAATGCTTTGCCACGAATAATCTTTGGTAGTGTTTTCCCATTTTTCTGTTTTGACCATATAACGGCTTGATTATTGGATGGGGTAGAAACCCTTACAGCAAGTATCATTTTTTCAGGATGTATCAGAAGCTCTACATGAGAAATATCTCCAAACTTTCTTACAGTTTCTGCAGAAAAGGTAATCTCACTTGAAGAAATATTGATTGCTGCTCGACCACTTGAATTGAAGAATTGGCCATGTGCTATTTCATATCCTCTAAGGTCGAAATCGCCCTCTAGAGCAGTTATCTTGTTATTTTGGATATATTCCTCGTCTAATTCTTCATAAGCTGATAAACAGGCTTCAGTGTATTCTTCAGGCTTAAATCCTGCCCATCTTGGGTTGATAGATACAAATCCAAGAAGTGATCCTTCCTTTACCACATGAAGAGAGGGGAGAATACTCTTGTTTCCATATTTGGAGTTGTTTATGAGATGCTGAACAGCTATGAAGTCATCTCTTGATACGATACTTTCATGATGACCTATTTGCCTATACTGATTTCTGTTCTTTTTATTTTTCTTGGATTTATGGTCTAAGAAGTTTGGTGTATAGGTTTTTCTAGCAAGAACATCACCACAGTGTCTTTCATTTTGAAGAATTTGTAAGATGCTACCGGAAGACCAGCTTGTATTTCCTTTTTTAGTTTTACATCCGTATTGCGTTAGTGTTTCTGCTATGATTTGACAACTATATCCGTATAGGTACATAAAGAAGATGAGACGGACAACTTTCGCTTCATCTTCATTTATGACTAGGTTTCCATCTTCATCATGGTCATAACCAAGTAGCGGGGGAGTTAGGAAAATGCCTCTCTTAAAACGCATTTCTATGGATGAGTTCATGACTTCACTTTTAGTATGACTTTCTTCTTGGGCTATGGTGGCCATAAAGGCAAGGGTCATTTCGCTATGAGAGTCTAGTGTATGAAGATTTTCCGACTCAAAGAATATACTTATGGGCGGATTCATATTCTTAAGTTTTCTCACATAATCAATACAGTCAACTATATTTCTTGCAAATCTGGATACACTTTTTGTTACGATAAGGTCTATTTTTCCATTATTACAATCATTCATCATTCGCATAAAAGAATCTCGATGTTGAAGTGAAGTGCCTGAGATTCCTTCATCAGCATAAATATCTACAAGACTCCAATTTGGATATCTTTTTATCATATCGGTGTAATGATTTTTCTGTAATTCATAGGATGAAGTCTGGTTTGGATCATCTGTAGACACTCTTGCATAAACTGCGACACGCTTAGTTGCAGTTCCACTGAAGATATTCTCTACTGGAACAGCAGGGATTACATCAAGTTTATCTGAGTCGATTCCCTTATACCTTTCTCTTATTTTTTGTTTTTTATCTTCGGTAGTCTTAAGCCTTACTTCATTTTCATTCATTAGCACGATTCCTTTCCTATGAAATTTATATTTATCATATTATTTTCATAATAGAAAAACCATAAACCAAAGGCTAAGGTCTTATCCCACGGTTTATGGTTTCTTGATAAATCGGCTTATCTTTTACTTATATACCACTGATTTTTACGAATGATATGCTTTGTGAATTTTAGGATTTCGTAAAACAAACGCTTTTCATATTTGTCGCAGTCATACATAAGTGTATCAATATCCGTCTGATAATCAGAAGGGTGAGATAGAAGATTTCCGGTTAACAGTTCATCTACTGTAATATCAAGAGCATTCGCTATTTTTACTACAGATTCTAGGCTCGGTTTTTTCTTATTGTTCTCGATGTTTGATATATACACCGGTGATAAATCCGATAGTTCTGCAAGCATCTCTTGTGTGAACTTAGCACTTAATCTTATTTCACGAACCCTCATCCCAATGAGTAAGTAATCAATTATCATATGTTTTTACCTCCATTTTTATATTTAGAGTAAAAAATACTCTTTACTATATTTTGGGAGGAAAATGGATTAGATGCATCTAATAAAACAAAAAAATAGAATTGCAGCACGCCGCGATTTATGGTATAATTTAGACCATAGAATGGAGGTAAAAAAATGTTGAAATGTGCGTCTTTTTTTGCCGGTGTAGGTGGAATAGATAAAGGCTTTGAAGCAATAGATGCTTTTGATATAGTTTATGCAAATGAAATTGATCCATATCCAGTAAAAACATATGAATTAAATTCTAAAATAAAAGTTGACTGTAGAGATATTCACGAAGTTAAGCCAAGTGAAATTCCAGATTTTGATGTAATGCTTGCAGGATTTCCATGCCAAGCTTTTAGTGTTGCGGGAAATAGACAAGGATTTAATGATGAAAAGGGTAGAGGTACTTTATTTTTTGAGTTAGTAAGAATTATAAAGGAAAAGAATCCTTCTATAGTATTTCTCGAAAATGTTAAGAATCTAGTCGGTCATGATGGTGGTAATACATTCGCAGTTATTATAGAAACTTTGCAAAAACAAGGATATTATATTAAACACGCAGTTTTAAACGCTATGGAATATGGAAACTTACCACAAAACCGAGAAAGAATATATATAGTGGCTTTTAAGGATGTAGAAGCTTATAAAAATTTTGAATTTCCAATGCCAGTTGTTTTAGACAAAAAATTAAGTGATATTATTGATTTTAATAAAAAAGTTGATGATAAGTATTACTATACACCAGGTAAATATAAAGGTGATATTTATGAGAAACTTGTAGAAGCTATGGATGATAGTAATGCGATTTATCAGTGGCGAAGAACATATGTCAGAAAAAATAAAAGTGGAGTTGTTCCTACTCTTACAGCAAATCAAGGTGAAGGTGGACATAATGTTTGTTTGATAAAAACCAAAAAGGGAATAAGGAAAATGACTCCTCATGAGTGTTTTAATACACAAGGCTTTGATTCAAAATTTAAATTACCTAAAAATATGAGTGATGCAAGACTTTATAAACAGGCTGGAAATTCAGTTTGTGTTTCAGTTATTGAGAGAATAGCTCATAACATTGCAAATTCATTAAATGATTTATAAAAAATGAAGTGCTTATCAATAATTTTGAGTAAGCACTTCATTTTTTATTATCTATTATCTTCAATTATACGACAACGCCTAATATCGAATATAATATCAGGAACCAGATTATATGCATCCACAAATAAACTTTGTAAGCTGACATGAGGTCTTCTCCCTTGATCCTTTTGTTCTTGGATAGTTTGTGTTTTATTTGCAGGGTACTTTCCAAATTCGTCTGAGTTTATTTTTAAATCATAAATGTACAGAAGATTATCATCCAACTTAAATCTTAAGAAAATCAAGTCATCAAATTGGCATTTTGGACCAAACGAAGATAAATCTCCATCAAAGCGGGAAGTTGCTTTAAATTCGATTTTTCTATTGTTTTTTGGATCGGTTGCATCTCCAACTTCACTACCTCTATTCCATAGAAAACCAAGGCAATAACAAGCCATAGGTTCGCTGATAGCATCAGGCATATTCATACCCCTATGACTGTTATTTGAGATATAAGTATTTAGATCTTTCCATTTGAAGTAGGCGTTACAAGTTTCATCAATACGGGCATCATCAATTACGATTTGGTTAAATTCATTATAAATTGGCATTTTTCTTCTCCTTTAATAATTTTAATTCGTTTAATAGTTCTGATGGGTTTCTTAAATCACCAAGCTGTATATAATAATTATCGGCATCCATTTTTGTTTTAGTTGAATTTAAATAAGCTCCTTGTTTTATTATCATTCTAGCATCTATTATATTTTTAAAATCTGAATGAGTAATATATCCTGAAATTTCATATTTCCATATTTGCTTTTTTAATAATTCAAGAAGATTTTTTCTGTCGCAGAATTTGGAATAGAGGCACTTATTTCGTTTCATTATATCATCGCAGGATGGTTCAATTCTAACCATAATAAAATAGTCATAAATATAATTACCAGATTCAAGATTAGGGGTATATTCAGCGTTTTTATTCCAATCAGCATATTCTAATAAGAGTAAATTCCCATAGCTTTTTGTAGACTTTATTGCAATATTATTATTAAAAATGTTTATGTCTCCTTGATCCCAATATCCCAATTTTTCTTCATTAAAATCAAGTTGGATGTTAGAATCTAATGTATATAAAAAATTAACTACAGCACATTCAGCTAATTTACCTTGAAATGTATTAGAAAAGATTTCTCCTGGACTTCTTTCTTTTTTGCCATTACTTCTATGGTCTCTATGTTCGCCTTTTCCAGCGAAAGTCATATTATAGGCAAAATCAAAAACTTTAATTATTGTCTCTACTTTAAATTCATGTGTGTCGGTAAATGATTTAGGGTTATTTATTCTAAAACAAGTGCCGTCAAAGGCGAGTTTTTTAAATGTTTTCATTTTATGCCTCATTCAACACTATCTTTAAAAGTTTCAAATAAGTCTTCAACTTTGCAATCCAAAGCTTCCGCTATTTTCATTAGAACATCCATTCTAACGGGTTCGTTTTTTCCAAGTTTTGCTATAGAATTAGCACTTATGCCTGTGACTCTTCTTAGGTCAACCCTTTTCATATTTTTATCAATTAGTAACTTCCAAAGTTTATTATATTGAATTTTCATTATTTGCATCCTTTCGTCCCCATTGACGTCCATACAAAGCTTTTTCTCCGGCATCAAGTTTTAGTACCATGTGTTTTCTTAATAGATTGTTAGTTTCTGTGCCATAATTTTCTTCATGGTCGAAAGCAATAAATATTTGCTTTTCCTTTTCAGCAGCATAAAGCTGTAATAATTTACATATATGTTCATCTGAGATAAACGGAAATAGTAATGAGTCATGTGCCATAGCAGGAAGAGGCGTAAGCCTTAAAATGCTTAAATCATAATAAAGCATTCCCTTATAGTTTGTTCCAGTTCCAGTATCATGTGGTGTTTCAAAATTATAGCTGTTATATTCTTTTATTGCTAAATCCGGGGGATTATCCAATCCGTTTGAAACATATCTACTAATTTCGATTAGTAAAGTATTTATACTGTGCTGAATTTCATGAAGAATAATTCGGGTATGCTCTTTTAAACGTTCACTAGCTTGAGCTTTTTCTCTATCTAAACGGCTTTTAGTTGCAAAAGCTTCATTTTCATCTTCTAATTTATGAATTCTTCTGTCTATTTGTGTGTATGCAGATAAAAATTCCTGACTAAAGGCCATAGAAGGTTTGATTACTTCTATTTGTTTCTGAATAGATTCCACTAATTCTTGTAATGGTTTAATTTCTTCTTCAGCTTTAGATTTGGCTTCGGACAATTCATCTTTAAGTATAGTTTGAATTTTGTTATGAAATTTTTCTATATCCATTAGCTTCTTTAGATTTACATCAGGAAAGAATTCGGAAAGGCTTTTTAAGTCAGCTTCAGTAGGGTATATGCCTTGACTGATATTTAAATCAATAAGATGCAAGTCATTTTCCTTTTGTCTAAGAGCTCTGCGAGCATCAGAGAGCATAACCCTTAAAGAATTTGCTTGATTTGCCTTATCTATTTCTTCTTTATTAACTTCTTCATTGTGAGATAGCTCTAAAGAAGCTCTATCTCTCTGAAGAACTGCGATTTCATCAATGTTGGCTTGATATTTCTTTATACCGTCTACAGAAGATGGCACAAATTCAAATTTTCGTGCTGCTCTATAGGCAGATATTTTCTCTTCTGCAAGTTTTTCTTGCTCCTTAAAAGCACGGATTTCTTCATGTTTGTTAAAGAGAGAAATTAGAACATCTAATGCATCCTTCTGTGATTCAGTTCCGCTACGAGTCTGAAGTGGCCTTGTTTCTGAATAATTGGATTTACCATATATTCTAAAAAAACGACTAATGGTATTTCTAAATTTAAGACCCGGAAGATCCATGCCATAGTTAGATGCTAACCATGAAATAAAATTGTCTTTATTATCTACTTTTAGAATGTTTTTATCTTTATCTAACCAAGCTATATCTCCGGGAACTTCAGTTGATCTAGCAAATCTATAATCGTTGCCATTAAAAGAAAAAGTAAAATATATAGTATGATTTCCTAATTCCTTTACAGCGTTACTTCCAGCATAAGTGTTACCACCAAATGCATAATCTATAAGAAGAAGGGTTGTTGATTTACCAATAGAAGTAGTACCGACTTTACTACCGAGAACTACATTAAGTCCTGTATGAAATTTTATAATTCCGTCTGGACGATTTTTTGTTATTAACTGTTCACTGTATATTTCTTTTAGCATATATATAACCTCCCTTCCGTAGTAATATCTATCTTTCCCAAAGCATATAAACAGTCCAAAGCTTCCATAAACTCAATTGGTGTTATAGCAGCATTAATTTCATAGTAAAGCTGTTTTGGAGAAAGTGGGGTAGATAAGTTATTTAATATGACTGGTAGCTTTGAAAGTATGCTGTCATTATATGAAAATAGTTTATTTGGTAATAGCATGAAACACCTCACAAGATTGTACAAAATATGAAACTACAATATAACAATATCTGATGTCTTGTTTTGTTATACGCTGAATTCCATTAGCTAATTCCTGAAATATTTGCTCTTGTACTAGATTTTTACTCTCTAACTTTTTGTAGGATTCTTTTATTTGAGCTCTAACAAAATCATCACTGTATGTATTGTTTTTAGAAAGTGTTTTCATAGTGTTATCAATAAAAGGGTAATAGCGTATCACATATTGCATTACTTCAGTCATGAGAAAATAGTTTGTATTTTCATCTATTTTTTCAGGGACATTTACAGGATCATAATTAAGTGGAAGAAAATCTTTAGGTTTGGCCTTTGTTAAATTCTCTATCACTAAGGCAATCCCCTTATTTATAGATATTTCATCTAGGGTGTTTCTAGAAATCCTAGAGTCAGACTGTAGTTTCTTAATAGATTTTAGTGCTTTGCATTCTTTGGTTGTATGTTTAAGTGTGTATTCCTGAAAACAGTCATGACATACAGCAATTAAATTTTCATATTTAGAGTTTGATTTTTCATCAATTTTTATAATTTCATAGTTATTGACACTTTGGTTGAGGCTATCTATAGTTTGAAGATGTTTTCCACATAAAGGCATAGAACAAGTGCATTTACAATCATCAAGAAGTCCACTTCCAAATTTGCCTTTTAGAGAGGTCGATAGAGATGTAGCATTTGCTATTTTTCTATCATTTTCTAGTTCTGGATTTACAACAAACTGCAGTGATTTATGAAATAAATCAAATAGGACTTCGCCAACATTAGATTCATTGACATCATTGTCTGGGCAGAAAGGGGAAATATCACTTGCTAATCCACTAAGAACAATATCGCTTCTGTTAGGATCATGGATAGAATCAATAAAATTATCCTCTGTAAGTCTTCCTAACATTGCCTCAGCAAGTTTTTTTGATATGCCTCTATTATGATATTTTCTTAAAGACTCATCTCTGTAACTTTTATCAGATGATGGGTCTTTTTTTGTGTACCAATCTTCTTCTGGAATATCACAAAGCATTTGAATGATATTTCTAGTAAAAGAAGGTACATCAGCATCCTTCATTAAATGAGGATGAATTGCATGCATTAGTTCTGTAAATAACATTTTCTGCTCTCCTCAATTTTGTCCTATTTGTCCCAGCTTGTCCCAAAGTGTCCAATTTGAAGAATATCAATTTTATATACTATATACATATGCAGGACATACACATATTATATCAGTTTCTGTAAGTTTTTACAATCAAATATTGGCAAACGCCAATTTTTGAATTAAAAGATGAATGTTAGACTTGCATTGATTTTATCTTGATGTTCTTTGTATATGTACTTTTATTTCAAACCTAAGGAGGGATCACAATGGATGAATTATGAATGAAAAATGAAGAGATATATTACTTCACTTTGGAAGAAAAAAGAGCAAAAGGTGAGCTCTAAAAAAATAACCTTATATATAACTAAGTAGAGACTGATTTACATTAATCGGCCTACAAACAATTAAATCACAGGGCCTGATTAGCTATAGGGCAATGGGATACATCATAGAGCACTCATGGATTTAACCATGAAGGGCTATGTGAAGTGCCTCTATTTTCCTATGGCTATTTTAGGCATATCAAGGTCGGTACTTCATATAGTATCGGCCTATTTTGTATTCCAGCCCTATCTGCTAACAGCAGAAAGGACAGGAATTTTATGAGTAGAAAATTTAAAACAGCAGAAAAGAATCGTGTTAACTATGTATATTACACAGCAGATGGAAAGAAAATTGTAATAACACCAGGAGAAAATGGTGTAACGGAGGAAATGATTACACTCCTTCATACCTATGATGATGAGGAAGTGGATGCAGATCGTAGGGAGAATTACCATGCACCTGTTCGGTTTGAAAGTTACTCAGACGATGAGGGTTTAGAGCTTGAAAGTAGAAATTCATATCTAGCAGACTCATCAGCAGATCCACTTGAGAAACTGATGGAGGCTATTGAAACTGAAGAACTGGAAATAAAGATTAGTAATCTTAAGAATGCCTTATCTACACTTACAGAAAAACAGCAGGAAACGATAGATAAGAAGTTTTTCAAAGGTATGACAAATACAGCTATTGCTCTTGAAGAGGGAGTAAGCGAGGCAGCTATAAGAAATAGACTTACAAAAATATATAAAAATCTTGAGAAAAAGATTTAAGAAGAGGGGGTTCGAATCCCCTTCTTTTTTTGCATATACACAGAGGGATAAAAAAATCCTTCGGAAAGGAGAAAGCAATATGAAGCATAAGGTATGTATCAAAGTTGCAAAATCAGATGGTATGGCAGAGCCAGTGGTTAGAAGTAAGAGTCTTAGTATTAGAAGAAAAATTTTAGATTTTTTCTTTGGACCTAAGGTTAATGTACTTGTTTTATCCAGTGGCGATTCTGTTCAGACCGTTGAGATTAGAGAACTTAGAAATGGAGGTGAGTAAGATGGAGAAAAAATTAATACTTGATGTAGCAAAGCAAATGCGAAAACTTGCAGATTCGATTGAGGCTTTAGCAAATGAAGAAAATGTTAACCCAGTTGAAAATGAAGAAAAAGTTACATCACTTGAAGATGTAAGGGCAGTACTTGCAAAAATCAGTCAACATGGCTTAGCAGGCGAAGTTAAAAAGCTGATTGAAAAATATGGTGGCACGAAACTATCTGATGTAGACCCTAAAAATTATCAGAAGTTATTAGAAGATGCAAAGGAGATAAAAGTTGAGTAAAGTACATTCTATTTTATCCCCATCGGGTTCACACAGGTGGCTAAACTGTACTCCAAGTGCAATGCTCGAACAAGAATTTGAAAACAAGACAACCGAGGCAGCAGAAGAAGGAACAGCAGCACACGCTTTTTGTGAACACAAACTTCGTAAATTATTGAAACTTAGAAGTAAAAGACCTATATCTGACTACGACAGTGATGAAATGCAGGAATGTACCGATGCTTATGTGGATTTTGTAAATGAACAGCTGGAAATTGCAAAACAGCGTTGTAATGACCCTCTTATCCTCGTAGAAGAAAAGGTGGACTTTTCAAGATATGTACCGGATGGTTTTGGAACAGCAGACTGTTTGATAATTTCAGATGATGAACTCCACATAGTGGATTTTAAGTACGGACAAGGCGTTCTTGTGGATGCATTTGATAACCCTCAGATGAAATGCTATGCACTTGGAGCACTTGAAACCTATGGTAACCTTTATGACATTACAAATGTAAGTATGAGCATTTTTCAGCCAAGAAGAGAGAATGTTTCAACATGGAAAACTACAGTAAAGGAACTAAGAAACTGGGCTGAGAATGTATTAAAACCAAAAGCTGAATTAGCTCTTAAAGGGGAAGGTGAATATAGGTGTGGAGAATGGTGCAGGTTTTGCAGGGCAGCGGTAAGGTGCAGAGCAAGAGCAGAAGAAAAGCTAAGGCTTGCAGAAGATGAATTTAAGTTGCCACCACTCATAAGTGATGAAGAAATTGAAGAGATTCTAAAGGTTATACCGGATTTGACCAAGTGGTCAGCAGACATTCAAAATTATGCCCTCGATATGTCAGTAAATCATGGTAAAGACTGGTCTGGATTTAAGGTTGTAGAAGGTAGATCGGTTAGAAAGTATAAGGATGAGGACGCTGTTATAGAGAAAGCAAAAGAAAATGGTTACACAGATATTTTTAAATCCAGTCTAATTACTCTAACGGAAATGCAAAAACTGATGGGAAAAAAGAAATTTGAAAAACTTTTGGGTGATTTAATCATAAAACCAAAAGGAAAGCCGACACTTGTACCTATAGCAGATAAGAGACCGGCTATTAAGCTAGAAAATGTTAAAAATGAATTTAATGAAATAACGGAGGAAAACTAAAATGACAATGAACAAAACAAAGGTAATTACAGGTAAAGATACAAGACTTTCATACTTTAATGGTTGGGAGCCTAAATCAATAAATGGCGGTCCTGAAAGATATAGTGTATCTGTCTTGATTCCAAAGGACGATACAGAAACTTTAGAGCAGATTGAAAAGGCAATTGATGCTGCAATCGAAGAAGGTATTGGAAAATTTGGAGGTAAAAAGCCAAATAAAAAGGCGATTAAGCTTCCACTTAGAGATGGCGATACTGAGCGTGACGATGAAGCGTATAAAGGGCATTATTTCATCAATGCTAACAGCGTGACACCGCCACAAATTGTTGATAAGGCGGTAAAGACTATCTTAGATAGAGGGGAAGTATATTCAGGCTGCTATGCTAGAGTATCTCTGAATTTTTATGCATTTAACTCTAATGGAAATAAAGGGGTTGCTTGTGGACTTGGAAATATCCAGAAGATTAGAGATGGTGAGATGCTTGGCGGAAGAACAAATGCTACTGATGATTTTACAAGTCTTGAAGATGATGATTTCTTAGCCTAGGAGGTGCCAGATGACGAAAATAGAAAGTTTAATGCTTGCCGTATCCTTTGGAGCTGTTATGGGACAACTCATAGCTAACATAGGTATCTTAATAAAATACTGGAGAGAGGGTCGCAAGTTAAAGAAAAAGTTGGAGGGTAAAAAACATGAATCTAATTGATTGGTTTGTTGCTATCTTTATCGGTACATGGCTCTTTGATTTCGTAGTAAAGACACTTGTAAGTCTGTATATAGATATTAGAAATAAGATGAAAAGATAGAAGGGAGGGTGGCACTAATCTGCCACCCATATTTTTGTTGGAGGTGGAAAAATTGAAATCTATCAGTATAGACATAGAAACATATAGCAGTGTGGATTTAAGAAAAGCAGGCGTATATAAATATGCTGAGTCAGATGATTTTGAAATTCTACTGTTTGCTTACAGTGTGGATGGAAACGACATCAAAGTTATAGATTTGGCGAAAGGTGAGAATATACCTAAGGAAATTTTAGTTGCACTCACAGATGATAGCATTATAAAATGGTCATTTAACGTACAATTTGAAAGAATATGTCTATCAAGGTATTTGAGGGATAAGGGGGTTAGTCTGGATAATTTTTATGATAATCATGAAATTAGTACATCAAAACCAATGTTCTTAAATCCAACTTCTTGGAAATGCACGATGATTTGGTCTGCCACACTTGGACTTCCACTATCACTTGAAGGAGTAGGAGCTGTGCTTGGACTTGATAAGCAAAAGTTAAGTGAAGGGAAAAATCTCATCAATTACTTTTGTAAGCCATGTAGCCCTACAAAGACCAACGGCAAAAGAACTAGAAACAGATATTTTCATGATCAAGAAAAGTGGGAAATGTTCAAATCATACAATAAGCGAGATGTTGAAGTGGAGATGGGAATTCAAGGAAAACTTTCAAAGTTTCCGGTTTCTGATGAAATTTGGGATGAGTTTTATATTGACCAAGAAATCAATGATAGGGGGATAGCTATTGATCCTATGCTTGTCGATTCCGCAATTCAGCTAGACACACAGGTTAAGGAAAATCTTATGGAAAGACTGTCTGATATAACGGGACTTAAAAATCCAAATTCTGTCTTACAGATGAGACAGTGGTTATCTGAAAATGGCTTAGAGATGGAGTCATTAGGTAAAAAAGAAGTGGCAAGAGAGTTAAAGACTGCATCAAAGGAGATTGCAGAAGTCCTGCTTTTAAGGCAGCAACTATCAAAGTCATCGGTTAAAAAGTATACAGCTATGAAAAACTCCGCCTGCAAAGACAACAGAGAAAGAGGAATGTTTCGTTTTTATGGAGCAAATCGTACAGGCAGATTTGCAGGAAGGCTTGTTCAACTTCAAAACCTGCCACAGAATTATCTACCAGACTTAGCTGAGGCACGAGGGTTGGTAAAACAAGGAAATATGAAGGCACTTGAAATGCTGTATGAGGATATCCCAGACACCCTATCACAGCTTATAAGAACAGCCTTTGTTCCACAGGATAATCATAAATTTATAGTAGCAGACTTTTCAGCAATTGAAGCTAGAGTCCTCGCATGGCTTGCAGGTGAAAAATGGAGAATGAAAGTCTTTGAAGATGGGAAAGATATCTACTGCTCATCAGCCAGTCAGATGTTTGGAGTTCCGGTTGAAAAGCATGGGGTAAACGGACACTTAAGGCATAAAGGGAAAATTGCAGAACTGGCACTTGGATACGGAGGATCAGTCGGAGCATTAAAAGCTATGGGAGCACTTGATATGGGGCTTAAGGAAGAAGAACTTCAGCCACTTGTAGATGCTTGGAGAACTTCAAATCCTATGGTTACTGCTTTATGGTGGGAGGTAGACAGGACAGTAAAAAACTGTATTAAAGAAAGAATTACTACAGAAAATAGAGACATAAAATTTAGTTATAAAAATGGTTTTCTTTTTATTACACTTCCTTCCGGAAGAAAACTTGCTTATGTGAAACCTAGAATAGGGGCGAATATGTTCGGTGGAGAGTCTGTTACTTATGAAGGAGTGGGAAGCACAAAAAAGTGGGAAAGGCTAGAAAGCTATGGTCCTAAGTTTGTAGAAAATATAATTCAAGCTATCTCAAGAGATATTTTGGTTTACGCTATGAAAAATTTGAGATTTTGTAGGATTGTTGCTCATGTTCACGATGAAATTATTATAGAGGCGGGTAAAGATGTAAGCCTTGAATCTATCTGTGAAATTATGGGAAGAACCCCGCCTTGGGCAAAGGGGCTACTTTTAAGGGCAGATGGCTATGAATGCGAATTTTATAAAAAAGATTAAAAAAAGGGGGTTCGAATTAAGACGAGTCTTCGCTTATAGACAGAAGGATATTTTCCTTCTGTCTATATTTTTTTAATTTTTAAAGGAGGATTCGCTTATGAACGAATTAATCAGAATTAACTATGACAGAGAGCACCCTACTGTAAACGGACGTGATTTACACGATGCGCTTGGCATCAACACCAAGTATGCAGATTGGTTTCCAAGAATGTGTGAATACGGATTTTCTGAAGGACATGACTATTGCTCAATTTTGAGAAATAGGTCTGATGGGCTTCCAGGTAAAGGCTTAACAGACCATTTGCTTACCATTGATATGGCAAAACAGCTGTGCATGATTCAAAGAACTGAAATTGGTAAGAATTTTCGTAAGTATTTCATTGAAGTGGAGGAGGCATGGAACTCACCGGAAGCTGTGATGGCAAGAGCCTTGCAATTTGCAAATCATCAGCTTGACGTTTTGAAACATCAGAACTTAGAACTTCTAGATACACTTGCTGTACAAAATCAGCAGATTTCGGAGATGAAACCAAAAGCAAGCTACTACGATGTGGTTCTTAACTGTAAAGACCTACTTTCTATGAGGGCAATTGCAAAGGATTATGGAAAGTCAGCTCAGTGGATGAACAATTTTCTACATGAACTTGGGGTTCAGTTTAAGCAATCGGATATTTGGCTTTTGTACCAAAAGTATGCAGATAAGGGGTATACCAGCACCAAAACACATAACTATCTGGGAAATGATGGAGAGTATCACTCAAGGGTTCATACCTACTGGACACAGAAAGGGAGACTTTTTATCTATGAACTTATGAAACAAAACGGAGTGTATCCACTTATTGAACAGGAGGATAGTAATGGGGAAATCTAATGCAAGAGTGCTAACAGAAAAGGATAAAGCCTTTAAACCGCTGGTATATATCTGTGCTCCATTTAGTGGTGATATAGAAAAAAATATAAAGGCTGCAGGAGGATATGCCAAGTATGCCTATGAAAATAATGCCATTCCTCTTACGCCTCATTTCCTATTTCCATTTATGGATGATGGGGATTTAAAAGAGAGAGAAGACGCACTTTTTATGGATAGTATTCTTCTCGGTAAATGCCAAGAGGTCTGGGTCTTCGGTGACAAGATAACAGATGGAATGGCAACAGAACTTGGAATCGCAAAAAGAAGAGGGCAAAAGATTAGGTACTTTAGCGGGGAGGTGAAAGAAAATGCGTAAATTTCATATAAGCACTGCAAACTGCATATGGGACAGTAGTAACTGTATTTATCCTAATAATACTGAGGTCGCTAACAGGGATAGCTTTATAAAGGCTATCTCTTTTGACCATGTTTGCGGAATTTTTAAAGGGAGTTATAGGAGTAAAGATAATTTCATCTTGTCAGACTGTATTCCAATGGACTGTGATAATGACCATTCGGATGATGAAAAAGACTGGGTGACTCCATTTGATGTAGCTATGGCTTTTCCTGATGTCTGCTTTTATGCATCGTATAGTAGAAACCATATGAAGGGCAAAGCTGGTAAATCAGCAAGGCCAAGATTTCATGTGTACTTTCCTATTGATGAAACAGAGGATGCCGATGAGTACGCTAATTACAAGGTGCAAATCCAATCTGAATTTCCATACTTTGATAATAACGCTTTGGATGCTGCAAGGTTTCTTTACGGAATTCTAAATCCGGAAGTGGATCTTTATGAAGGAAAATTTTCTATTATTGACTTTCTACAAGAAGATGCATTTGCAAATCTGGATGAAAAGAAAATAGAAAGTGGCAGTAGAAATAATACCATGAGTCATATTGCTGGAAAGCTTATAAAAAGGTTTGGTGCAACCGATGAATCTTATCAAAAGTTTATGGAGCAAGCAGATAGGTGTGATCCACCACTATCAGATGGTGAACTTTCTACGATTTGGAATAGTGCTAAAAAATTTGGAGATAAGGTTTCAAATCAAGAAGGATATATACCACCTGAGCAGTACAACCTTGAACTTGAGCTTATGCCGGAAGACTTCTCTGATGTCGGTCAAGCGACAATTTTAGCAAGAGAGTATGGGGATAAACTTCGCTACTCGCCAGCTACTGATTTTCTTGTCTATAACGGTAGCTTTTGGGAAGAATCCCAGCCTAATGCTCAAGGAATAGCACAGGAACTTACAGCAAGACAACTTGAAGAGGCAGAAGTTGAAATTCAAAAGGCAATCACAGAAATGAATAGTAATGGCGCATGGGCCTTAATTGCAGCAATGGGACCAAAGAAAGCAAGTGCTCAGTTTAATAAAGAGCAGGCTAGGTCTTTTGAAAAGTATGAACAGGCAGAAGTTTATCGTAAGTATGCTATTAAAAGACGAGATACAAAATATATCTCTGCAGCGCTTAAGGAAGTTAGACCAATGGTACAGGTAGAGCAGTCTATGCTTGACGCTGATGAATTTATGCTAAACACACCATATGAAACCATAAATCTTGTAACAGGAGAGTGCTTGGATCATAAGTCGGAAGATTATATTACAAAACAAACTACAGTATTTACAGGTGAAGAAGGTGAGGATATATGGCTCGATGCCCTTAATACGTTTTTTGTTGATGATATTGAGCTTATTTCCTATGTGCAAAAGATAGTGGGACTTGCATCAATAGGAAAGGTTTATGTGGAGGCACTTATTATCGCATATGGTGAGGGAAGAAATGGTAAGTCTACTTTTTGGAATGTAGTATCAAAGGTTCTTGGAACATATAGCGGGAATATGTCTGCAGATATGCTGACTGTTGGCTGCAGACGAAATGTTAAACCGGAGCTTGCAGAGGCAAAGGGTAAAAGACTACTTATTGCTGCAGAACTTGAAGAAGGGATGCGTATGAATACATCAAATGTAAAACAGCTGTGTTCCACAGACGAGATATTTGCTGAGAAGAAGTTTAAGTCACCTTTTAGCTATGTGCCAAGTCACACTCTTGTCCTATATACCAATCACCTGCCAAGGGTAGGAGCTGTGGATAAAGGGACATGGCGTAGACTAATTGTTATTCCATTTGATGCAAAGATTGAAGGGCAAAATGATATCAAGAACTACACGGAGTATCTATTTGAAAATGCAGGTGGAGCCATTCTTTCTTGGATAATCGAAGGAGCAAAACAGGTAATCAAGGACGAGTACCATATCGATGCGCCTAAGAGAGTTCAAGATGCCATTGCAGCCTATAAGGAAAATAATGACTGGATGAAGCATTTTCTAGATGAGTGCTGTGAGATTGATTCCACCTTTACAGAAAAGAGTGGAGAGCTATATACGGCTTATCGCTCATACTGCCTTCGTACGGGGGAATTTACTAGAAGTGCTGGTGATTTTTATTCTGTTTTAGAAATCGAAAACTTTCAAAAGAAAAAGACTAAAAAAGGCATTATAGTCTATGGATTGCGTTTGAAATCAGAGTTTGAGGACTAAGGGTGCAGGGATATGCAGGGTATTTACTTATATTAATATATATACTTATTTTTTTAGTCCTATAGACAATAATAGTAAATACCCTTCACCTACCTGCACCTCTTATGAATGGAGGTTAAAAATATGCTAGAAAAAGAGATTGAAAAGTCTTTAGTTAAAAGGGTTAAAGGACTTGGTGGTATTTGCCTTAAGCTAGTAAGTCCAAGTATGGATGGACTTCCGGATAGAATGGTATTTTTATCAGATGGGAAGTTTGCTTTTGTAGAACTAAAGGCAAAAGGAAAAAAACCAAGGCCTCTACAGATGAAAAGAATTGATGATTTTAGGAAGTTAGGTTTTAAGTGCTTTGTTATTGATGGTAAGAATCAGATCGGTGGTGTGATTGATGAAATACGCTCCACATAATTATCAGAAGTTCGCAACGGACTTTATTATAAATCATCCAGTATCTGCTGTTCTTCTTGAGATGGGACTTGGAAAAAGTGTCATAAGCCTTAGTGCAATAAATGAACTTATGCTTGATTACTTTGATGTATCAAGGACTCTTGTTATTGCACCTCTTAGAGTTGCTAACTCTACTTGGCCAGATGAAATAAAAAAGTGGGATCATTTAAAGCACTTAAACTATTCTGTTGTTATCGGAAGTGAAAAAGAGAGGCTTGATGCTTTGAAGAAACCAGCACATATCTATTTGATAAATAGAGAAAATGTAGACTGGCTTATTACAAAAAGTGGAATTTCTTGGAAGTTTGATATGGTGGTCATTGATGAGCTTTCATCTTTTAAGTCCTATCAAGCGAAAAGGTTCAAGTCACTTCTTAAAGTAAGACCTAAAATAAAAAGAATTGTAGGGCTCACAGGAACACCCTCAAGTAACGGTCTGATGGATTTATGGGCAGAGTTTAGACTGCTTGATATGGGAGAAAGACTTGGAAGATATATCACTTACTATAGGCAGAACTTCTTTGTACCAGATAAAAGAAATCAGCAGATGATATTTTCCTATAAGCCAAAAGATGGAGCAGAAAAAAAGATATATAGTCTAATATCTGATATTACAATTTCCATGAAGTCAAAAGATTTTCTAAAGATGCCAGAGTGTGTCATGAACGAAGTGATAGTTACTTTATCGGATAAAGAACAAAAGTTATATGATTCTTTGAAACAAGATATGGTGTTATCCCTTGAAGAAAACGAGATTGATGCTATCAATGCAGCAGCACTTTCAAACAAACTTCTTCAGATGTCAAATGGTGCTGTCTATAACGGTGATAAGGAGAGTCTCCATATACACGATAGAAAGCTTGATGCTTTAGAGGATTTAATCGAAGGTGCAAATGGCAAACCAGTTCTTGTTGCTTATTGGTTTAAACACGATCTGGAAAAAATAAAAGATAGATTTGATGTCAGAGAAATTAAATCAGCCAAGGATATATCGGATTGGAATAAAGGTAAAATTCCTGTGGCTTTAATTCATCCTGCAAGTGCAGGTCATGGACTCAATCTTCAAGCTGGGGGATCGACTCTAATATGGTTTGGACTGACTTGGTCACTGGAGTTGTATCAGCAGACCAATGCCAGACTTTACCGTCAAGGGCAAGATAGTACGGTTGTTATTCATCACATCCTAACCAAAGGAACGATTGATGAAGATGTCATGAAAGCATTAAAATCCAAGAAGAAAATTCAAGATGCACTGATAGAATCAGTGAAAGCAAGATTAAAGTAACGAGGAAGAGAGGTTCTATGGAGAACTTACCTCAGATGGAGGTAAGAATGGATAAAAAAGAATATTTAAAGCAACACAGATTACTAAATCGAATTATTGAACTTGATTTAGAAGAACTAAAAAGAATTAGAGAGTTATCAGTCAGTGTTTCAAGTATTGCTTTTGATAGAGATTATATACAAACTACTAGAAATACAAGAGCGCCATTTGAGAAATGGCTTGATAAAATAAACATTCTTGAGATAAAGATAGCTAATGAAGTGAATCTTTTTATGGACTTAAAACTTCAGATACTTGAAACAATAGAACAATTAGAATGTATTGATGAAAAGCTGGTTTTGAATTACAGATACGTTAAAGGTCTAGAATGGGATGAGATAAGTTCCCTGCTATTTGCAAGTGAAAGGACGATATTTAGGTGGCATGGAAATGCTCTAGCAAAGCTAAAACTACCTGAAAATCCAATTAATATTAAAAGTTGTCAGCTAATGGCAGTTGATGGCAGTGATTGTCAGTAGATGTCATAGCATCAAATATGGTATGATATACTTGTCAAAAGTATAAATAAAACAGGGCCTTGATGGAGAAATCCTTCAGGGCTTTTCTTATGTATGGGAGGAGGTGGAAGGCTTGCCAAGAAAACCAAAGCGTCCATGTTCATATCCGGGGTGCCCTAACCTAACTGAGGGTAGGTTTTGTGAAAAGCACCAGAAACAAGAGAACAAACGCTACGAGAAGTACGACAGGAATCCTGCTGTACGCCGTAGGTATGGACGAGTATGGAAAAGAGTAAGAGATGCTTACGTTAAGGAGCATCCATTTTGTGAGGAGTGTTTTAAGAAGAAAATTTTAGTACCCGTAGAAGAAGTGCATCACATCAAACCTTTATCAGAAGGTGGAAATCATAATAAAAGTAATTTGATTTCTTTATGCAAATCGTGTCATGCGAGAATACATGCAAGTCGTGGTGATAGATGGAATAAAAATAAGGGGTAGGGGGAGTAAAATCTCTACAAACCTATCCACTGGGGAACGGGCGTGGGGTCTCACGCACAAAAAGAGAGGTTCAAACAGGGTATTAAAGAAAGTAAAAATTTAAGGAGTGATAATTTGGCTAAAGACGGAACATATAGAGGAGGAAGAAGGGTCAGAGCAGGAGATAAGCCAAAACCAGTAGCTGAAAAAATACAAGCTGGGGAAATGGTAAAAATACTAGCAAATGATATACCAGATGAATACTACGCAGAACTGGAATCTGTAGATTTACCGGAAGGGGTAGAACTTGAAGGCATGGATATGCCTAAGCCAAGTGAGTATCTATCTGCTAAGCAAAAGAGTGGGATCCCGCTTGGAGCAGACCACATTTATAAAGAAACATGGCAGTGGCTAAAGGAAAGAAAATGCGAAAAGCTTGTAAACAAAAGACTTATTGAATCTTATTCACAAGCATTCGCAAGATATATTCAGTGTGAAGAAGCAATCAGTAGGTACGGAATGCTTGGAAAACATCCAACCACCGGAGGTGTGATTGCCTCTCCGTTTATACAGATGTCTAGTCAGTTTCAAAAAACAGCAAACCTAATTTGGTATGAGATTTATGACATTGTAAAGCAAAATTGTACAGAAATTTTTGAAGAAGAAAGTAATGATCCTATGGAAAGACTACTTAGAGGAGGAAGGTAGAAAATGATAGAAAAAGTAAATCCAATGCATCCTGATAAAATAGCAGATAGGATAGCAGGTGCAATAGTAGATCTAGCATATAAGGCAAATGACAACCCTAAGATTGCAGTTGAAGTGTTAATTGGACACGGCGTGTGCCATGTTATTATAGAAACAACAGAAAAACTCTATCAGGAGCCAATTGAAAAAATCATTCATCGTATTGCAGGCGATGTGAAGGCAGATATTGTGATTGTTCCTCAAGATGTATATTTGTCAAATAATCAAAAGGACAAGGTACGCTGTGGAGATAATGGTATTTTTAAGGGAGTGCCTTTAACAGATGAACAGAAGGAACTATCAAAAATATCAAGAAAAATTTATAATAAATATCCGTATGATGGTAAGTATATCTTAGATGAAACAAGGCTGATTATTTGTCAGAGTAATGCTAAAATATCAGAGCTTAGAGAAACCTATCCCTATGCAGAAGTAAATCCACTAGGAGATTGGACTGGTGGAACTGATGTAGACACAGGAGCTACCAATAGAAAACTTGGGTCAGATATGGCAGACTCCGTAACTGGTGGAGGACTTCATGGGAAAGACTTGTCAAAGGCAGATGTATCTATAAACATCTATGCTTTTCTAAAAGCACGGGAGATGGGCGAAGAAGTTAAACTTTGCTGTGCAATCGGGGATAGAGAAGTAGATGGTAAGTCTTATGATGAGATAGTAAGACTAGCGAAAGAATATATAGACTCCGTAGGCGGATTTGAAAAATTTGCCGAGTGGGGTCTTTTTTAATGGGAGGAGTTTATGGGAAAAGAAATGCAGTATTATCTAGCAGATATTAATGACCTCATTCCATATATTAGAAACGCTCGTACCCACTCAGAGAGTCAAATAGCTCAGATTGCTGCAAGCATAAAGGAGTTTGGTTTTTTATCTCCGATACTCATATCGGAAGATAATACAATTTTAGCCGGACATGGCAGACTTGCAGCAGCTAGGAAACTTGGGTTAACGAAAGTACCCTGTGTAAAGGAAAGCCACCTAACTGAAACTCAAAGACGGGCATATATTATTGCAGATAATAAACTATCACTTAACGCTGGCTGGGATGATGAAATTCTTGCGATTGAACTTTCTGAACTTCAAGGAGCAGATTTCGATTTAGACCTTTTAGGTTTTGATGAAAGTGAACTTGCCAGTATTTTTGAAGATGATAAAGAAGTAGAAGATGACGATTTTGATGTTGAAGAAGAACTAAATAAACCATGCTTTTCTAAGGCAGGGGATATTTGGACACTTGGAAGACATAGACTTATCTGTGGTGATGCAACTAAAGAAGAAACTTACAAGCGTTTGATGGATGGAAAGAAAGCAAATCTTGTAGTAACCGATCCACCCTACAACGTAAACTATGAAGGTAGTGCAGGCAAGATAAAAAATGACAATATGAATACAGATAAGTTCTATAACTTCCTTCTTGATGCCTTTTCTAATATGGAAAAGGTGATGGCAGATGATGCATCTATCTATGTTTTTCATGCAGACACGGAAGGATTGAATTTCAGAAAAGCATTTAACGATGCAGGGTTTTATCTATCCGGCTGTTGCATATGGAAGAAACCATCACTTGTTCTTGGCAGAAGTCCATATCAGTGGCAACATGAACCATGTCTATATGGTTGGAAGAAGAAAGGAAAACATCAGTGGTATTCAGGAAGAAAAGAAACCACCATATGGGAATTTGAAAAGCCTAAGAAAAATGCAGAACATCCTACCATGAAACCTATTGCACTACTCACATATCCTATAACTAACTCGAGTATGAGTAACACCCTTATACTTGATCCATTTGGTGGTAGTGGTAGCACCTTAATTGCTTGCGAGCAAACAGACCGTTCTTGTTATACTATTGAACTTGATGAAAAGTTCTGTGATGTAATCGTCAAAAGATATATTGAGCAGGTTGGAACTGATAAAGATGTATCGGTGTTAAGAGATGGAAAAGAATATCTATATCGTGAGGTGACTGCTGATGAGTAAGGAATTAACTCTTGGCAGTCTCTTTGATGGAAGTGGAGGTTTTCCGCTTGGAGCAAAGCTATTGGGAATTAAACCTATATGGGCATCAGAAATTGAGCCATTTCCAATCAGGGTTACAACAAAAAGAATGCCGGAAGTAAAGCACCTAGGGGATGTATCAGATATTAAAGGCTATGAAATAGAGCCGGTGGATATTATAACTTTTGGAAGTCCCTGTCAGGATATGTCCATAGCAGGGAAAAGAGCGGGACTTAACGGTTCTCGCTCTAATTTATTTTATGAGGCAATAAGAATTATTAAAGAAATGAGGGAAAGGACGAATGGAACAAAACCAAGATAC